AGCCATGTCATCCCTCCCTTACGCCTTGACCACATACGGCGTGGGCCGCATCGGGTTAACGAACAGCGTGGATGCATCGATCGCGATGCCCACGGGAACGACGTGCGAGCCTGCATCGGGCGTGCCCTGCACCAGCCCGCCGGCGCTCGTGCTGGCGAATACCAGCGCGCCGGGCGTCATGGAGCTGTAGCCCACCACCGGCCCAAACATCACCACGTCAACGTGATAGCCCGGGACCGCCACGGTCCCGCCGTAGTTGTCCACGTTAGCGACCATAATTCCGATGCTCTGCGCCTGGAGTGACCCCGCGTCGCAGTCGGACTGTTCCACATCGCCATCCGCGGCGATGTAGACCGACTGCCCTACGTAGATGGTCCCGCCAGCGTCAAAGCGCCGCGAGAAGAAACCCGGCAGAGGACGAACGTCCCCCGCGGTTACGGTAATGTCAGCCATACAACCCTCCTCATTCGTCTGGGTAAACCTGGATACCAAACTGCGCCGCGACCTTATCGCGGTCTAGTTGTGCTTTGCCCTTGACCGTGCCCCGCTTGTTGGCGTCAATGTCCTGTGTGCCTGCCGCCGGCGCCTTGACGAGGTAGGGACGCGCTTTGGCGAGTTCCTTGATGGCCTCGTCCACACCCTCAACCTTGCCGTCATCGGTGATCGTCACGGCGTCGTCGGCCAGGAAAGCGAACGCGTCCGCCGGGTTGTGAAAGTTGGCGGCTGTCGCTGCCAGCGTCACAGCGCCGCGGCGCTTCTCTGTCTGCAACTGGGTCTGTAGCGCCTCGTAAGCGGCTTTGATCTCCGCAGCCTGCTTCTGCGCTTTCTCAACCTCGGACATTTCGGCTTCCTTGCGTTGCTTCTCGGCTGTCTCGTATGCTTCTAGCGCCTTGCGCCGCTCCGCTGCCTCCGCGTTGGCCTTCTTGAGCGCCTTGCGAATCTCGGTGAGTTCGGCCTTGAGCGCGTCAGCGTCCTGCGCGTCGTTCCCCGCATCCGTCTCGGTTGCGGCTGTCTCGACCCTCTCGGTCACAACTGTTTCCTCTGGCATCTCGCCTTCTCCTTCTGCTGGTGGGCATCTCGCCCTATAACGAAAAACCGCCCACACCTCGGGAGTGCGGACGGTTTGCGCCGTCGGTACTCTCGAAATGTGGGCGGGACTTACTGCGTAAGTGCGGCCCGGTTATTCGTGCGTGTCTATGTGGCTTGCGCCTTCATCTCCGCTATAAGCCGCTCCAGGTGGTGCGCGATCATCATAATGGCGCGGTAGGCGCACTCCAGCAGCGCCAATGTCTGCGCGGCGGTCATTGCGTCAGTACCGGCGGCTCTGCGCCCAGCAAATCCCACAACGGGCGCGGCGTCCACGAGTTGCCCCACGTCGCATTCTCCCGCAGCCGTGGGATGTCCTCCAGCTCAAAGGCCCCCGCCTTCCAGGCATCGAACGTCTCCCTCCCCATCATCCCCCGCTGCACATCTTCCGGTTGGCCCTCGAACCATTCCCGCGCCGTGCCGGGGTTGTACTCCGGCTCCGGTGCGTCGATGCCCAATTCAGCATAGGTTGCCGTAATCGGCACCATTGCGCAACGGCCATTGGGATGGTCGTCCATCTCGTCTGCCAGCCGGTACACCACGCCGTCCATCATGATGCACGCCATGCACGTCCGGCTGTCCCGGGCGGCCACGCGCCGCCACCCCTTCACAATGTCGCCATTCGCCCGGTACGTCTCCAATGTTGCGGCGCGGTAGGCGCGTAGCTGCTCCGTGCGCGCCAGCCGCAGCGACTCGGTGAGGCCCATCCCGAACGATGAGCGCATCTCACGCGCCAGCTTGCGCGGGTTCCAGCCCGCCACAATGCCCGTGACCATCGTCTCGCTCAGGGCTTGCGCCGCATCTCCGGCGTACTTCACGAGCACGTCCCGCACCGGCGTACCGTCGCGCACCAGCCCAATCAGCGATTCGGCGGCGTCGCGGGGCATCCGGTAAAACTGCACGTTGACAGCCCCGCGCGGGAAGGATAGCTGCACGAGGTCGAACGCTTGGCGCTCCCCCGCCGCAATGCTCCAGCGCTTGCCGTCCTGAATGGTGATGTCTGCGTAACCGACATAGCGCTCTAGCTCCGCTGCCGTCTGCTCCTGAATCGCGCGCATCCTATCGAGCCGCACCAGCATTCCCGGCGTGACCTCCTCCCCCGCCAGCCGCTTGGCTTCCAGGTAGGCGACGGTGGCGTTGATGTCGCTCTGCAACCGCGCCCACGCCTCGCCGTAGTACCGCACGAGCGCCGTAGCCGCAGCACGCTCCCTGGCAAGCAGGGCGGCGCGGTAGCGGACGACGGCCTCGTATACGGCGGAAGTGGGCATTACACCACCCCACGCTCAAATGACCGCAGCAACTCCCCGCCGACATTCGACTGCTGCTGCAACTCGTCGGCGGCCATCGCCTGCATCTCCGCGATCTGGTCGGCGTCGTAGCCCATCTCGCGCCATAGCTGCTCGCGCGGCACACCTAGCCGCGACTTGATCTCCAGCTTCTCCATCTCCTGTTTCTCGTCGCGTGTCTCGAACGGCTCCCACGTCGTTTCGAGCGTCGCGTCCTCCGCCAGTGTCACGCCTCGCAGCCGGCCCAGCGATCGGCACACGTAGAACACGTCCTCCCATGCGTTGCCAATCTGCGTGGCGTAGGCCCGCGCCTTTGCCAGCAACGGACCCTCCTGCTGCTTGAGCGTGCCCTCCGCCGCCACCTGGCGCGTTAGCTGGAAGCGGCTGGTCGGCGTATCCGTGACCTGCGCGAGCGTCGTGATGTAGTTGTTTAGCGTCTCGACCATCGCTAGCAAATCCTGAGGTGGCAACACCTCGGTGCGTGCGTCGTGATCCGGCGTGCTCAACCAGGCACCCGGGAAGAGCTGCATGTAGTTCCCGCCGTCGGGATCAGGTTGCTTGCCATCGGTTGTGAAGTGGATGCCGTATCCAATGCGAATCGGGAAGCCGCATGCATCCGCCGTGGCGATGATGTCCAGCGCCGTCTTGTTGATGAGGTCTTGCAGCGGGATCGCGTCCCATAGCTCCAACCGGCCCGGCTTGCGGAAATGCGCGAACGGGATGCCCAACGGTTGCCCACCGGCGTCCGTCCACTGAATCGGCCAGGGTAGCGCGATCTCCGTNNGGGGTAGTACAGCGTCATCCGACTGCGCGTGCGGCGCTTGCCCCGCTCGTCGGTGTACGTCTCCACCCAGCGCTTGCTCACCGCCTCTAGCGGCTGGTGCTGGTCGTCATCTACGTAATGCGCTTTGCAGCCGAAGCCGGTTCCGCCTAGTTCCGGGTCAGTGTAACGCGGGTGGGGTAGCAGCCGCGGGAATGGTGCGCCCTCGGGCCAATCCACCATGATGAAGTATTCGCCGTCGTTGATCGTGGCGTGATGGACCTCCTGCTGCTTGGCGTCCATCCGGTTTTGCTTCCACACGTCCCAGGCGAATTCGGACAGCGCCTCGTCTGCCGACTCGAAGCCCGCGACGATCATGCGCTCGGTCGTCGCGTCAACCACGGTGGCGCAGAAGTTGACGGCGAAGCGCTCGTCCTTGAGGTTGAAGCCCAGAAACTCCTCCTGGCGCTTGGTTAGCTTCGCTCTCTGGTCGCCGTCATAGTACTCTCGCGCCGTGATGATATTGAGTTGCCGCGTCCGCTCCTCGTCTGCCTCGTATTGCGCTCGAATCAGTTCCAGGTCGATCATCCTCACCTCAATAGACGTAGACGCGACTGCTCAAGGGCAACAAGCGCGCCTGATTCGCCAGCGCGCGGGCTATCACCGTGTCGTCGTGCAGGCCCTCGGGCGCGCTGTACTGACTGCGGCCCGTTGTCGGGCTGATGGTGCATTCATAGGCTTCGAGTTCCATCCGCGCCACCGGGTCATCCAGCCATTGCGCTTCCTCACGCTCAAAAGCCAGCGCCAACGACTCAATGAGTGGCGGCTTGGTCGTGCCAGTGGTCTGGAAGCCGCGCACCGGCAGCCCATCACGCTGTAGTTGTTCGATGATCGGCTCGCCCATCGCGTTGGACTCGGCAAGAATATCGGACACTCCCCAATGCTCGCTCAATACCTTCAGCCGTTCCCGTTGGAAGGCGTAGTCGATGCGGTTGAAACGGTCCAGGGCCAGCTCTTGCGCACAGTCGGCGCACATTACACTGATGGCGGTAAAGTCCTGTGACTTCGCCCAGTCCACGCCCATCACGACACGGTGATCACGATGATGACCCACCACAGGATGCGGGTCGGCGTGCAGACAGGCCGCGATATTGCGGAATACCGTCCCGGCATCCTCGATGAACTCGGCCATAATCTCCTGCTGAAATACGCGCTCGGGCAAATCTGCGGCCATCGCGCCAATCTCTGACTGCGATATGAACGGATTGGCGGCGGTGGGCATCTT